GTGTGAAGCACTGATTGGTATGGCACCACCGGGAACAGATGGGATTAGATGATTTTGGCTGGGAAAGTTTCGTGAGTTCGGTGGGTTACGTTTAAAACGAATTTAAAACGGTGCCAAACCAAGCGTAAATGATTTTGGGGCTATTTTTGCTGTTTTTGCGGTTGGTTTGGCACCAGTCGGTGACGGGTTATTTTTGTTATTGATTCAGTTTTTGCCGCAGGCGAATTTTATATAGTTCAGTCAGGAAAGTTTTTGTTGCATCGGTTTCAATGTCCAAGCATCTGATAACAGTTGTCAGGTGGTAGCCAATGGCTATGAAAAGAGCCGAGACCATATATAGTGAGAGCGCAGGCCAAAACGGCACATACTGCGCCGCAGCAATGCCAGCGGTGGCTAGCACCGCTAACAATATTCGCCCATCCAGCAACCCTCTTTTTTTTGTAAGTTTATCCAGGTGCTCAGCCACCTTGCAGATCGATGGCTCAACATCTGCCGGGTCATTAACGCCGTCAATAATTTGCAAAATGACACTATTGTGTATTGTGTCCGCCTGAATAACTCCCACACTGCTAGAAATGTTTTTCTTCACACTACCCCTCGCTTATCTCTTTTAATTTTAATAGCTTATCCTTAAATGACTTTAGTACTGCTGGGTTTCCGTACTGGCGAAACAGTTCGATAAACTCCAGAAAATCATCATCAACTGCAATGCCGTCATCCTTTGGGGTTGCCTGGGCTGATCCAGCCGAAACGTTGCCTGTGCTCACACCGCCATTAATCGTATCAAACTGAATAACGCCACTGCTATTACTCACGTTGTAGCTATTGCCCTCGTTCTTACGCTTTGGCCCTTCCCCAGTGGCCAACCATTCAATATTGACGCTAGCTGCCCTTGCCATGCCTTTCATGGCCGACAAGCCAGGTTCGCTACTACCAGACAGGTATCTCCTTAACGCGCCTTCAGAGACCCCACATTGCTGCGCAAAATTGCGAACACTCTGTCCGTTTAATAGTGACTTCACTCTGTAAGGAAATGCGTCAGTTTGTCTGTCCATGAATCTGACCTCGAATCTGACCAAGCACAAAAAGGTCAGATTGTACGTAAGCTGTTGATAATATAGGCAGTTTATGATTATTCGCACAACGTGCGCAAAAAGAGAAACTGACCGCGTAACTTTATATTGACATGCGTATAATTATGTGCAATTCTGACCCCACAAAACAAAAGAAGTTAGGCTTTAAAAGTAAAAAAAGGAGGCCCTATGAGCCAGTATAAACACCCCTGTTGTGGGCTTATTTGTTAACCGCCATATAGCCAACAATTACTCCGCAAGATGCAACGGCAACGCTGCATAAATTGCCTAGAGTTAAGTCTGCATTATTGGCTGTGAAAAAAGGCATAAATAATAAGTTAGCCAATGAAAACAAAAGGAGAATAGCTCCCATGTCAGACATGAAAAAACTGCCGTACCTTGATTCTTTACTGTTGCCAATTGGACAGCTTGCAGTGACGTTTGGGGTTGTTTCTATCTTTTTTGATTTGGCTTTATCCCAGCGCCTTTTTACCACAGGAGCAATAGCAATAATACTCGCGAGAATTGCCAAGATTGAATTAATGATATCAGAGATAGAATGCACAACATCAATCATAGATGGAGACTCCAATGACCCCACGAAAAATACGCGCCTTAATGGTTGAAAAAGACGTGTCTCAAATCGAAATCGCAATAGCTTTAAGGGTTAGCCCTGTCACTGTAAATGGCGTGATCCACGGACGTTGGTCAAGCCGTCGAATTGCTAACGCGATTGCAAGCAAGCTCGGTGTGCCAGTAGAAAAATTATTTAAACAGTACGCGGCCTGATGTTGGCAATACTACCAAGGTAGTTAGGGTGAGGCAATGACAAATAGAAAACAAAAAACTGTTATCAATGACAAGCAAATGAGCTTGTTCGATTTACTGACTCAGCAGCGCTGCGAGCGCATTGAACATGCACCAGGAACAATGTGTGTGTCGGTGAAGTTGTTAGCGGCGGTAAAGCAGGCGATCAAGCAAGCTCCTAAGAGTCGTGAAACCATCGCGGATGAACTGAGCTTACTCACAGGAGCCGAGATCAGCATTCATATGATCAATAGCTGGGTTGCTGACAGTCACCCTCATCGCTTACCTGCCGAATTTTTGCCGGCACTTTGTCATGCCACCGGATCTACAGCACCTATACGTGTACTTGCCGATGCTGCTGGAATTTATGCCCTGCAAGCACCTGATGCACTGCGAGCGGAGATACAACAATACGATGAAGCCGAGAGCGCGGCACGAGCACAAAAGCGTAAGCGCAAGGCGCTATTGGCAGTAATTGAGGGGGGAGAGTTATGAAAGAAATGACTGCAAAAGAAGCATACTCGACAGCGCATGAAATTGTGAAGCTGCTTGATGGGGTAAGGATCAGTGAGGCGCGGTGGGTTCTCACTGAGGCAGAAGCGCTTTTAGCTTACACCCACCGCGTTGATGCGAACAACCCAGGGCTTACCGTAGAAGAAGGAGGAGCGAAGATCGTTCCTCAGCGGTCAAGATGTTTTCGAGCAGTTCTTGTTCGTCATTCATAGTTTTTCTCCTTTGTGTGAAATGTGTTCTGAGCCTTCACAGAGTAGCACAAAGTGAGGAAGTTTTTAAAAACGAAACCGACAGCAGTACACACTGGTGGCGGTCGTCAAAGCATGGCGGCTTTGGCCTGATGAGTAGCCAAATAGGATGTTGATATGAGTGTTAAAACAGACATTAAAGAATGGTTTACAGCTGGGGATCTAGCAGAGCTGAAGCTGCCAAAAACCCCAGCGTCTGAAAGTGGCGTTAAGCGTCGGGCCAAACGCGATGAGTGGCAAAGCCGAAAAAAGGTTGGCACAAAAGCGTTTGAATACCATATCAGCAGCCTACCAACGCAAGCACAAGACTCCCTACTCAATACCGCTATCGCTGAAGTACCTGAACCAAGCTGCAATCTACCGGCAGCAACTAATACGAATTTACCAGCAGAGATTGCCGATCTGCCAGACTCAGCACGTTTAGCTGGCTGGCAGCGCAGCACCATGAACGCCCGTTATGTCATTTTGAAATTAATTGATTCTGTAGCGCAAGCACACAGCCTAAATAAAGCAATAGATCAAGTTATCACTCAAGCTGAGAACGACGTATTACCGCCACACATACAAGCATTGGTTCCTATCGCTAATGCTCGCAGCGCGGGCGGCAAAGGTAAAAACGTGCTGTCGCGCCGCACTATCTACCGCTGGCGTGAACTTGCCGCATTAGGTAACACAGCGCTCGCCCCAAAACAAACCAGAAAGCGTGAAGTTCCCGCTTATGCTCCATGGTTTTTAAAGTGCTATCAAAAGCCACAAAAACCCAGTGTACAAGACGCATTAGATGAGCTGAAGCTGATCATCCCCAAAGAGATCAAAATGCCTAGCCAATCACAGTGCTACAGGCTGTTGGCAAAAATGAGCAATGTCGATCAGCACAAAGGCCGCATGAGCACTAAAGAGATCAAAGCACTCAAAGGCTTTCGTCGTCGCGATACCTCAAATTTGCTGCCGCTTGACGTTGTCGAATGTGATGGCCACAGCTTTAAAGCCAAAGTGGCTCACCCAGTACATGGTCGCCCATTTAAACCAGAATGCTGTGCCGTAATCGACAGCGCAACCCGTATGGTCACTGGCTGGTCTGTCGGCTTAGCCGAATCTGCCGAAACCGTTGCAGATGCTCTGCGTCATGCTATCAGTACCAGCGAAGATAAGCCCTGCGGCGGTATTCCAGCCATCTTTTACACCGACCCAGGCAGCGGTAACAAGGCCGCAGTGAATGCTCACCCTGCCTTTGGTCGCTACGCCCGACTTGGCATCACTTACAAAACTGGCATTGTCGGCAATAGCCAAGCCCGAGGTATGGTCGAAAGAATGCAAAAATCGTTATGGATTCGCGCCGCCAAGCAACTGCCAACCTATATGGGTAAGGACATGGATGGCAGCATTGCCCACAAGACAGATCGCTTGCTCCTCAAGGAGATTAAGAACCCCGGCAGCAGTAATTTACTCCCAAGTTGGCCGCAGTTTCTAGACCTCTGTGCGGTGGCGGTTGAGCGCTACAACAACACCCCACATAGCGGTTTGGAAAAAATCACCGACGCTGGGGGAAACAGACGCCACATGACCCCGCAAGAATGCTGGAACATGCACCTAGCACAAGGCTGGGTGCCTGAAACCGTAGAGCCAAAAGAACTGACAGACCTCTTTCGACCACGCCAGCAGGTCAAATGCAACCGATGCGAAGTGCGCCTTTTTTGCAACACCTATTCCAGCTCTAAGCTTGAGCCTTACCACGGTGAGCAGGTTTTTATCGAATACGAACCTCAAGATGGAAGTTTTGTTTTGGTGCGCGACATGGAAGATAGGCTGATCTGCCGAGCAACGTTTGAAAAAAACAAATCCGATAAGTTTGAGGAGTCTGCCGTTGAATATGCCCGAGAACTGCGCTTTTTGGGGCGCAAGAAACGGGCGATGAACAAGCTTGATGAGATACACGAAGAACGCAACGGAGTTATTACGATCACCGCACAGCCCGATGTGGTTGAAGCCCGTGAGAAACTCATAGCCGAGATGGAAACAACCGAACAAATTGAGATCCCACACAACAACCGCGATAAGTACCGCCTCTGGTGCGATCTCGATGCACAACACCATGCAGGGCACGAGATAGATACTCACCTGCAAAAGTTTTACAAAGCGTTCCCGCGAACACCGATCTGGCAATCGTTTAAAGAGATGGAAGCAGATTTGGCAATCAACCAATAAAGAAAAAGCCACGCTGTAACGTGGCTTAAACCGGCTCAATGAATGAGCCTTTGTATGACAGGAGGAAACAGTATGACAGTTAATGCCCAATCAAGCAACACCGTCGCAGCCCTTGCAAACGTGGCACTGTGCCACAGCGCACTCGAGGCCGCAATGAAACGCCCAGCCCACTTACCCGGCATGGTTTGCATGTACGGCCCCGCAGGGTTCGGCAAGAGTACCGCTGCAGCCTACACCGCCAATAAAACAGGAGCCTACTACATAGAGTGCAAAAGCACGTGGAGCCGCAAAGCTGTTCTGCAGGCCATACTCAAAGAGATGGGTTTGCCAGATACAGGCACAATCTACGGGATGACCGATCAAATCTGCGAGCAACTTGCCTGCTCTGAGCGTCCACTCATTGTCGATGAAATGGACTATCTCGCTGAAAAGAAAGTGGTCGAGATTATCCGCGATCTACACGAAGGATCAGGCGCAGCCATACTGCTCATCGGCGAAGAACGGCTACCAAAAAAACTAGAACGCTGGGAGCGTTTCCATAGTCGCATACTCGACTGGGTTCCAGCACAGCCAGCCGACTTTAAAGACTGCTTATCCCTAGCAAAACTCTACTGCCCAGAGATTGAAATCGAGAGCAACTTGCTCGAAAAAGTCTACAAAGCATCTGATGGATCTGTTCGCCGTATTTGCGTCAACATCGAGCAAATTCGCACCGAGGCCGTCAACATGGGCTACGACGAAATCACCCTTGAAGATTGGGGTACACGTCCACTCTACACTGGCAGCGCGCCAGCACGGAGGCTGTAATGGCACGTAAACCACTAGATAAGCTCAACGGTATTGATAGCCGCAATGCCGTTTGGAAAGTGATACGAGCACTGCGTACTGAATTCACCGTTACTGACGTTAGGGTCCACACCAGCTTAAAGCCTGAGTCGGTTCGGGATTACATGACAGGGTTAACTAATGCTGGATATTTAAAGATGGTGGGCAAGCGTGAAGCTCCTGGTCGGCCGTTGACACTTTACACCTTGATTAAGGATGTAGGCATTGATGCTCCAAGAGTACGCACCGACGGCACTCACGTAACCCAAGGGCAAGGCAATATTAATCTGTGGCGCACCATGCGCATTCTCAAAGCCTTCACCGCCACAGAGCTCGCCATCAAAGCAAGCACTGAAGATTGTCAAATCAAGGAAAACACTGCCAAGAAATACTGCCAAGCACTCACAAAAGCTAAGTATTTAAAAATGTCAGGCGGCAAAGGTGGCGCAGCTGGAGCTTATCGCCTCATGAGACACACAGGCCCAAAACCACCACAAATTCAGCGTGTTCAACAGATTTTCGATCCCAACACTAATGAGGTCGTCTGGAGCGCAAAAGGGGGCACCCATGAGTAACGATGACCGCCTAAAACTATTACGCAAGGCCATTGCCGAGAGCAGTCAAGCCGTTGTGTCACGAGCACTCGGCTACAGTGCCAGCACTATCAGCCAAATCGTAAGCAATAGCTACGCTGGCGATCCATCGGCAGTGTTACAGCGAGTTGAAGAGGTATTTGGCCGTACCAGCGTTGAGTGTCCAATAATGGGAACCATACCACTAGGTAAGTGTGTTGACACAAAACGTCGCCCCTTTGCTGCCACCAACTCTCAGAGGGTCCAGCAGTATAAGGCGTGTAAATCTTGCTCACAGAACGGAGGCGTGCATGAGAATCAACGATGACACCCTTGAACTATTAGGGAAACGCTTTGTGAACTCAAACATGGCGCGAATTTTTGGCATCACCTTTGATCAATACGTTGCCTTGCCAAAGTACTACGAAAGCCGAATTGTAAAAGTGGTGCAACGCACTCACGCAATCAATATCACTAACGGCATTGGCCGTTTAGTACCTGTTTAAACAACTTTTAAAAGGAGATTAAAACCCAATGGAAGCGACAGTAAAACAAATACCAGAAGGCTACATGGAAGACCGAGTGGGACGACTTATCCCCCTCGAAACCATTAGCGAGATTGATCGAACCCGCGACAGCCTTGTGCGAGAGATCGTTGTTAACAGTAAGCGCATGTCAAACCTGCTCAATGATTTCAAACTTGGATTGATGGGTGATATCGAAGCCTTTGCAGAACTTAGTTTTGAACGATTTGGAGCCAAGTTAGGCGGTACAAAAGGAAACATCACTCTCACATCATTTGATGGAAAATTTAAGGTATGTCGTGCCATTAACGACCAACTTGTTTTTGATGAACGCCTACAGGTAGCCAAGTCATTGATTGATGAATGTATTCACGGTTGGAGCAAGGGAGCAGCTGTTGAAATTATGGCGCTGGTGAACGATGCCTTTCAGGTCGATAAGGAAGGCCGCGTCGACACCAAGCGTATTCTCAGTTTGCGCCGCTTAGAAATTGCTGACGATCGCTGGAAAAGAGCCATGACCGCCATAGGCGAAAGCTTGCAAGTGACAGGGTCAAAGACCTATGTGCGGGTTTATGAGCAGCAAGAAGACGGCAGCTATCAAATGATTGCATTAGGTTAAAAATCAGGAGGCAATAATGGCAATGGGCGTAACAGTTTGGGATAAAAGCTATCCATCAAAAGAGGCATATTTTGCCGCACAGCACCATCGTGAACCACCCGCTGTTGAAATAGACGATGTTGACACTGTAGGCAAGCTACGCGATGCACTTTCTCACCTACCCGACAGCACACTATGTATTGATCCAATGGGCGAGTCACTACTGCTCTCCTTTAGTGAAGCCGTGATGATTTCATAAATGCGAAACCGCGATCATTTTGCCGCCATTGGCAAGGTGATCGCGGTCATCAGGGTGCGGCGATCCTGATCTGATGAGCAGCCAAGATTGAAACCAAGATTGTTGTTATGCCCAGAGGCGTTTCTCCTCCTTTCACGTCTCTGGGCTTTTTTTTAAACAGGTGCTCCATGAACAAACCATACAGCGGCGATCTGTTTGCAACCGAGCGGATTGAAACAGAAGCATTGATCACCGCAGGGCATACCGCGCTGTGCGCTATTGGCCAAATTTGGTATGGCCAGCACTGCCAATGTGAAAAAGGAAAACAGCATGGCAAAGAAAAAGAATAAACAACCAGAATGGCCACAACACTGCGAAGGGTTGGTGTCGCTAAAGCACATCGATGTCGCACAACAAGTTGCCATATTACGCATTGGTGTCGAGGTGATCATCCCCTTGCATCAATTCCAAGAAATTGAACATCACCCTATCGTTGACGTAACCGTCAGCGCAATAAAAGCAAAGAGGTAACGCCATGGCTATGGATCCACTGTTGGCAAAAATCCACATCGCTAAAAAAGATTTACAACTTGATGATTCCACCTACCGCGCTGCAATTGACATGATCAGTAACGGGAAGACCGACTCAAGCGCAAAATTGAACAGGCATGAGCGCCTTGAACTCATCAAGCATTTTGAAAGCCTTGGCTGGAAGGCAAAGCCTCAAAAGCGTCGGCCTAAGAATGCAGATCAAGCTGGTAGTCGCGCCCGACACATCAAAAAAATTGAAGCATTGCTCACCGTTGGCAATAAGCCTTGGAGCTACGGCGATGCGTTGGCCAAGCGGATGTACAAGGTTGATAGCGTCACCTTTTTGAAAGATACAACGAAGCTACGCGGTATTATCACTGCGCTTATCAAACAGGGCAAAAAAGAGGGATGGGATATAGAGAGATGAAAACACCAAAAAACTATATAGCTGCATTTTGCTTTTATCTGTTTCTTTCAATTTATTCAGTGATGTTCAAAGGAGCAGATTTCAACCTCGAAGGGCACTACTGCTTTGAAGTTGCCATGGCACTCTTTCTCGCCTACATGTTTCAAAAAGAGACACCACTAGAAGTTGAATTGACAGTCAAACGAGGCACTGAATGAAACTGCTGAATTTCCCTCAGTACGAACTGTGCAAACAATACGATAAAGATGTCTTGATAAGGCTCATGTGGGAGCAAGGGCTAATTGATCGTCTTTCTGGTAGCAGGTTGGAATCTAAGCTCGAAGAGATCAATCGTGCAATGAAGCGAGATTCTAAATGAAGCTCCGTTGCCCCGTTTGCCACAGCTCAAACAGCTTAGAGGCTTACGCCGCAGATGAAGCTGGCCGCGAGCTGCTCGTCGCCTTAGCTGGCAACACTCAAATGTTTAAGCCGCTGGTGCATTACTTGGGCTTGTTTCGAGCCTCAAGCCGTGATTTAGCCAACGCTCGAGCATTGAAGCTTGTAAACGAAGTGCTGACGATCCCCGCCGATCCGCAGCATTTGGCCACCGCACTCAATGAAACTGTTGAGGCCATGCGAGCCAAACAGCAACAAGGCGATCATCGGCCACTAAAGAACCATAATTACTTAAAGCGGGTGCTCGAAACAGTGGTAATTACGCCGACTGTGGCCGTAGCCATTGCCACGGATCAGCCGCAAGCTCCTAAAGGCAAACGCGCCCAAGCCATCCACTTGCTTGGCCAGTGGGCTGGCGATAACTGGCTCCGGCAAGAGATTGGCCGAGGGTTAGCCACATTCATCGGCGTAGGTCGCCAAGGCGCACCCGCAGTGGATACCGTTATCGTCACCGCTGGCTTGTGGGAAGACTTCCTAATAGGGAAAAAGGTCACCATTTTAGAGGTCGATCAAAGTCGTATTCAAGCGGGGTTTAAAGAGCTTTTAAACAACTTTGAAAAGTGGCCTGAACCAAAGGATTTGTTTGCTCGATTGCCAAGACGGCCAGAGCGTAAAAAAGTGGAGGCTGGGTTGTCTGATGATGATCGAGCTAAAGGTAAAGCGTTTTTTAAGGGATTACAAAAATGAAAACCAGCTTGACAAATAAAATCGCACAAGGCTATGCTTGCCCCGTTGCTGGCAAAATCCAGCAATACGGGTTTAGTAGCTCGTTGCGTAGGTGGATAATAACCACCACTGTGTTTGCTTTGGTGGTTTTTTTGTCCGTCTATTTCGCTCCGTTTGGGCGAGGTAGTCAGGGAGCCTTCGGGCTCGCCGCTTCCTATGCGCGGTCTACTAACCTGATTATCTCGCCCTTTTTGCGTTTAGTAGCGCAAAAAGGGTTAATTCCCAGCATGGGAGCACATATCATGTGTAGTCCCCACCCGCAGATCAATGACAGCCGCCCTCAAGATTCTCTCGATGATGTATCGCACAAATTGGCATTTTTGCACGATGCCCTCACGCAGCCTATCGCCGTCAATGAAGAGTTTCGCCTTAGCGAGCATGGCCAAATCGGCCTCGCTCTCATTATGTGGGAAACTCGCCAGTTGCTTAACGCAACAACCGAAGTTATATGTGAAAAACTCAGTACAGCCTAACCACAGGAGGCATAACCATGGAACTGATCAATATTATGGGAAAAGAAATCGTACCGATGATCTACGAAGATCAACCGGTGCTGACCCTCAAAATGGTCGATGAACTGCACGAGCGGCCGGAAGGGACTGCACGAAGAACTTTCAATAAGCATCGTGAACGTTTTATTGAAGGAGAAGATTGCGTTACAGCAACTGCGGACGTATTGCGTACGCAGTTCCCGGAGGCGGTATCAAAGCATGCGCCTGGCGATATAACCCTTTTGACCGAAACCGGCTACCTCGTACTGACCAAAACCTTCACCGATGATCACGCCTGGAAGATTCAGCGCGGCCTGGTGCGTTGTTATTTTGCCGTCAAGCAGGGTGTTGCCCTAACTCTGACCCCACCAGTCAATATGGTGGAGCTGCCGAATGATAGCTGCGTTATAAAAAAAGACCGCCTTATTGAGTTCCAAGAGCTTGAACTTGATGTTCTTAAGGGGAAAACCCGCAAGAGGTTCACCGAGGAAGAAAAGGCCTTTATGAGAAACGCCAGAGCACAAGGGGCCACCGATACAGACATCGGCAAAACCCTCGGACGCTTATCCAGCACAATTGTAAACTGGTTTAAAGCCGAAGCTGAAAAACTTAGTTAAAATCAACTAGATAAGACCGAGGTGACAAATTGTCACCTCAAGATAAGGAACCGGTACCAAATTGTTACCGGTTCGAAAACCCGCCGATTGAAAGCCGAAGCTGAAAAGGTTGCACCGACGAATTTCGTCGGCGCAAATTGGGAAGTAATCTTCCCGCTACTTAGTTAAATCTCGAGATCACAAATTGTGATCTCGAGAACCTAAAGCGAAACCGCGCCCCTACGGGGGCCGGTCTACTGGGCGTGGTGGCCCAGTACTGATGAGCAGCCAAAGGAGGCACAATGAACGCAAAACTGGCAGAACAAAAATTAAAAGGGATGCTTAAAGTTTCAAACATCCCATCAAAGGCCAGTTACGGCCCCGGTGAAGTCCAGCGCATCATGGGTATTTCTGATCGCACGTTTTGGCGGTTAGTTGCCGCATACGAAATGGATCCACTTACTGAAACACTCATTGTGCCAGCTTGCCTCGATAGCTATATGCTGAGTCGGTCGCGCCGTGTTCGGTATGACGAGCTGGTTTCGTACCTAGATCGAAACCAGACGTGGGAGCGGGTGAATGCCGTTGATCCGCGTCAGATAGATTTGTTTGGGTAAAAAATGCTAACAAAACCCTCCTTGATGGTTTACAATTAAGCTTTTGTAAACTTCAGGAGGTAAAGATGGCAAGAGACAGAAAACTTAAAGTAGGAATTTTGAATTTTAAAATTCAACCACACACACACAAAAAATATGCAGATTTGATGCAGGAAATAAACGATAGTAATCGTATAGTAAAAATTCATGGCTCAGATTCTGGAACAATATATTCTTTAAACCAAATTGACGAGAAAGATCCAACCAATGGATTTTACGGAAGAATATATCGTTTCATGGAGATACACAAAGGACAGCCTTGGTTTGATGCAGCCAACAGAAAGCCAATCGTTGATAAAAAAGGCAACCCAATCCCTCAGGTTGCTGGTGAGAAAAAGCCAAATTTAAAAGAGTACGAATTTGTTTTCTACCCAAATGGTCACCGTTTATTCTTTGATTTAAGACTTTTTTCACCAGCTGTCGGGAAAAAGTTTTTTGATCGTTTGTTTTCATGTGAAGAAATTGTGAAAAAATATGGCAAAGTTGATGTTGAAATTGAGTCTTCAACAGAAGTCATAGACCGCATACTGAAAATACCCGCATTAACCAACTTACAGATAAGTTTCACAAGACCAAATTCAGATGATATCGGTGATCTTGAGGCAGACGTCTTAGAACGAATGGAGGAGCAACATATCAGAAAGTTTAATCAAACACTTGCATCTCCAAGGGAAGATGGTGTTGTGCCTGATGCTGAAACAATTGCATTGATGAATGTTGCTATTTCGAATGGGAGAGTCGATGCACGTGGTTATTCAGGTGATGAACAAGTCATTGAATCAACAGATCCACATCCAAGGACAGAGCAATTTAGTTACAACCCAGATAAAACAACCGCATTAAATGCCCTTATCAGCCATTCAGCCTCTATTTTAAGTAAGTTAACAAGCCGGAGACAGTGATGAGTTACATGGATGACGTAAAAGAACAATTCCTACATTTCAAAAAGAGCCTATGTATTTATTGGGCTACATACGGGGGATTTAAAAGTCTAATAGCGTCTCCATATCTATTTATCGCTTTATTAATTTCTATGGCCTGTGCACCATATTGGGCCTCAGAAAGAGTAAATACTTGGCATGCCCTTTCCTTGTTGACATTACCCAACCTACTAGGGTTCACATTGGGGGGATATGCGATGTTAATAGCATTCGGAGATGAAAAATTTAGGAATCTAATCTCTGGAAGTACTAAGGGGAAAATTTCACCTTTTATGGCTTTAAATGGTGCTTTCGTTCACTTTGTAATCGTTCAGGTTGTAGCACTATCAATCGCCCTATTTGGAAGCGCATGGAGTCTAAACACTGGCTGCATTGCCTTTATTGGGTTCACCTGTTTTGTATACTCTTTACTCACAGCTGTTGCTGCCGTATTAGCTGTACTAAGAGTGGCAGGTTGGTTCGATCACTGGTGTGAAAAAAACAATAGTGCGCCAAAACAATAAACTTGCAATTTAAACGTCTGCTAGTCAATAGCAGACGTTTTTGCTTAACTAAACCTTACAATTACCCACTTCGATTGCCAAAACCTGACAACTCCACACGCAAAAACCTCGCAAATCCAATAAATTACCCACATACGCAATACAACGCCGCCAACGTTATATTGCCTCCTGATCGAGAGGGAGCTTTTGCTCCCTCTCAACTTAACGCACCGCTGACCATTCGTCGGCCTTTTGTGCATTTCGGAGCATGGGTAAAACAATGGATAAAACATTCGACAAAGCAATCGCCTATACACTTCGCCATGAAGGTGGCCATGTTTTCGACCCTAAAGATCCGGGTGGAGAAACACGCTTCGGCATCAGCAAGCGCAGCTACCCTAAAATTGATATTAAAAATCTCCGTTTAGCTGAAGCTGTGTACCTCTACCGTGTCGACTTCTGGGTGCGTCCCAAGTTTAACAAAATCACTGTACCAACTATCGCAACCAAGGTTTTCGACCTCGGAGTCAATACCAGCCCACGCCGTGCTGCCAAAATGTTGCAACGAGCTGTCAACCAAGTATGTGGCGGTGAAATACCCGCCCAGCGCCGTAGCAGTTGGCGACAAAAAATGGCTCGGCTATTTAAAGGCACTACCCTCGCAGTAGATGGCCTCATTGGCCCCATCACCATCGAAGCCGTAGCCCTATGCCCCTACCATGAAGCTCTGCTCATAGCCCTCAAAGGCGAAGCATACCAACACTACATTAAACAAAAAAAACCGCTCTATATCGCTGGCTGGCTAACCAGATTGGCGGGTGACGCATGAAAAACTGGCTCTTTGTTCGCTTGCTCAAATACGTCGCAAAAAAGCTCGATGGCTACAAGACCATATTTGGCGGTGTTGGCCTCATCCTCTCCGGCATTGCTGGGCTTATCGGCTTGATGTGGCCGGATAGCAACCTACCTCCGATGGAGTTGGAGCAGGCAATTGCATCCATCAGTGCAGGCCTAGTCGCTATTGGTCTGGGCCACAAAGGAGACAAACTCACCACTGCTATTAAGGGCAATCATAGTGAGCAGTAACCCGCTCAAGCAGCGCGACTGGTTCGTCAAAAAGCGATATCGAATCGACTGGGATATCGCTCTACTTCGCTTTTTTAAACGCCTATTTAGGAGATCAAAATGAACGCTTTAAAACTTATGCTTTCCAGCATGTGGGGCTTCGTAAAGCCGTTTGCTCGACAGTTTCTGACAAAAGCTGGGCCAGTGTTGGCCAAAGCTGCAATGGAGGCTGTAACCGTTACGGCAACCATGCATGGCTCTGCAAGTCACGAAAAGCGCGATAAGGCATATGACTTGATTATTGATGATTTGAAACAGCAAGGCGTGGCCATGGGCACCGATGTTTCAACCAGCATGGTCAATGCGGCAATCGAAGTGGCTGTCCAGAACTTAAAGGATAAGTAACGTGGCCGATGATGGTGACCGCGCACAGCGCATTAACGAGCAGTTGCAAGCCGATGCGCTGGCGACGCATCGCCGTAAGCAACTGACAGCGGGTGATAGCCGCCTTGAGTGCATCGACTGCGAAGAACCGATTCCACAAGCTCGGCGCATTGCCAGCCCCGGCTGCAAACGTTGCATTGACTGCCAAACATTACATGAAAACTGGAGGCCATGTTGACCCCTGAACTTGATTACACAGCTGCACGATTTTGGATGGATTTAATCCAGAGTGCAGGACTCGTTTTGTTAGGTATCTACACATGGTGGGTCAATCGCGCAAAAGTAACCAATGGCAAATTCCGTGACCTAGAAACTCGCATGGCTAAAGTTGAATCGCGCTCTGGGTGCGCCCAGCATAGCGATTTTGATAAGCGCATCCGTCTAGTTCAAGAGTCCGTCAGCGCAATCAACGGGCGCATGGAGGGTGTTGGGCATTCTTTGAATATCATTCAAGAATACCTGATGACAAAGGGGAAATGATGAGAAGAACTTACCAACAATTAATCACTGAAGATCGTCGCCTCGTTGTCTTACGCGCTCTAGCTGAAGACCAAGGCTACAGCCATAACGAAAGCATTTTACAGTCGATCCTCAAAATGTATGGCCACCAGATCAGCCGCGATCAAGTTCGGGCATTGATCAGCTGGCTTGAAGAACAGGATCTTGTCAGCGTCGAGAAAGTTGGCGAGCTGATGGTCGCCAAGCTTAACGGTCGTGGCGCAGATGTAGCCAATGGATCAGCAACCGTTCCGGGCGTAAAACGCCCAGCACCAAAAGGCTAACGGATGAGTGAGCGCAAGAAACGTCAACAATCTAGCATCGACCGTTTGCCCGATGATATGCGCGAACAGCTCCAAGCCTTGCTGCGTGATCCACGCGTCACCCAGTTAGCGGCAACCGCTAAAATCAACAAGATTTTAGAGGCTGATGGTCACTCCGAACGGGTCACAAAAAGCGCCGTCAACCGCTACAGCCTACGCATGGAAAAGGTTGGTCGCAAAATGCGGGAATCTCGCCAGATGGCCGAGATGTGGATCGGCCAGTTCGGCAGCGCACCGCAAGGGCAAGTCGGCAATCTTATTAACGAAATGCTACGCACCCTGAGTTTTGATATCTCGCTCATCCTTCAGGAAGGCGAAATCAACGAAGAGACCGCACCTGCTGTTGTCGACATGATCAAAGATTTGGCACTAACCACCATGCGACTTGAGAAGGCCGCAAATCTGAATGTTGAACGAGAAGAAGAGATCCGTAAGCGAGCACTTAACGATGCCGCTGACACCGCCGCCAAGATCGCCAAAAAGGGTGGATTAACTAAAACAACAGTTCAACAACTACGCAGTGAAATCTTAGGAATTGCCCAATGACTAAGACCGTCAGCCCCATCATCCAAAATACCGCGCAAGTCGAAGCGCCTGCCGTACTGCTGCCCTACCAGCAAGTATGGATCGCCGACGATGCCCAACTCAAGGTTGGTGAAAAATCGCGTCGTATTGGTTTGACTTGGGCCGAAGCTGCAGACGATGTACTGATCGCGGCCAGCGAAAAATCAGCTGGTGGCATGAACGTCTATTACATCGGCTACAACCAAGATATGGCCATTGAATACGTGGAAGCTTGCGCTATGTGGGCCAAGGTATTCAACCACGCCGCCAGTGAGGTTGAAGAAGGCCTCTGGGAAGAAGACCAGGACGACAAACATATCAAAACGTACACCATTCGTTTTCCTGACAGTGGCCATCGCATTGTGGCCCTATCCAGTCGACCCGCCAACCTGCGTGGCAAGCAAGGGGTAGTGGTTATCGATGAGGCAGCATTCCACGACAAGCTCGATGAACTTCTCAAGGCAGCGGTTGCGCTCCTGATCTGGGGTGGCAAGGTGCGGATTATTAGCACCCACAATGGCAACACCAACCCGTTTAACGAGTTGGTGCAAGAGATTCGAAAAGGTCAACGAGCCGATGCAGATGAAGAACTCGACGTTGTACCGAGCAATTCAGCGGGTGCCTACCTTCCCGGTGTGCTGGTTGAAAGCCGCATGGTGGATGGCCCACAAGTTGTACGTCTTGAGCGGGGCGATGCGTGGGGCAAGATGCCCGTTCGTTTGCGCCACGCCGAGATCAACGACTGGTGCGAAGAAACCCTGCTACCGCTACTCGACAAGCTGGATCCACAGCGTGAACATGCCCTTGGTGAAGACTTTGCCCGAACTGGTGATCTCAGTATTTTGGCCCCCGGAGAAATAGGCCAAGACATGGTGCGTAGGTGCAGCTTCCTGCTGGAGCTGAAGAACATCCCCTTTGCCCAGCAGCGTCAGATCATCTTCTACATTCTGCATCGTTTGCCCCGCTTACGCAGTGCGGCCATGGATGCCAGAGGAAACGGCCAGCAACTAGCAGAGGAAGCTGCCGACGAGTTTGGTCACGATTTAGTGCAACAAGTGATGCTCAGTGACAAGTGGTACAGCGAGAACTTGCCACTGTTCAAGGCAGCATTTGAAGACGCCATGATCGAGATCCCAAAGCACGATGAAGTGGCTCGTGATCTACGCGCAATCAAAATGATTAACGGTGTCCCTAAGCTCGGCAAGGCTAAGACCAATGAAAAAGGGCAAGAGCAACGACACGGTGATAGTGCGATCGCGTTAGCCATGTTGTGGTTTGCCAGCCAGCAAGAGGTCATTGACACCACCGTTCTCTCAGGTGGCCACCGAGAAACATCAACCATGTTCCAGGGATATTATTGATATGCGTGACGGTATTTGGGTCGGCCCCAATCAATTTATGAATTTTTCGGAGACTGTTGATCGTGCTGCTCTGGTCGAAAGCATCGCTAGCCGTGAGGCGGCATGGGACTGGACCGGCATGGTTGGACTACTGCCCGATCCAGATCCAGTGCTGCAAGCGTTGGGTGATGGGGTCGAAGTACTAGAACGACTCACCGCCGATGGCCATCTGTGCAGTGTTATCCAAACCCGTAAACTTGGCACCTTGAAAAAAGAGTTCAAATTCGAACCTTACAGCCTCAAGGGAGAAAAACCTTCCCCTGCAGCCGTAAAACTACGTGATGACCTTGTCGAGGATCTGGAGCGGGTCAATCTCTATGATCTGATCTCTGGCATTCTCGATGCGCCGCTCTACGGTATGACCCCTATTGAGCTGAAGTGGAAGGCGGGTAGCGGTAGAGTACAGATCGACGATATCGAGGTTAAACCTGCGCGTTGGTTTGGATTCAACGACGAAAATAAACCGCGATTTATCAGTAGCAACAACCCATGGGATGGTGAAGAGATCCCATTTGGCAAGTTTGTTTTTGCTCGCCACTTTCCGACCTATGACAACCCCTACGGTCTGCGTTTGCTTAGTCGCTGTTTCTGGCCAGTCATCTTTAAAAAAGGTGGGATGAAATTCTGGGTCACTCTGGCAGAAAAGTACGGCATGCCATTTCTGGTTGGTCAGTATGCCAAAGGGACCACTCCCGCTGAGCAGCAAGAGATGCTCGGCAACCTAAGTAAGATGGTACGTGATGCCGTGGCCGTTATTCCTCAGGGCGGATCAGTTGAAATTCTGGAATCAAAAGGTGGTGGTAAGGCCGAGATCCACTCAGGTTTAGTTTCAGCCATGAACGCTGAAATGAGTAAGGTGATCATGGGGCAAACCCTGACTGCTGAGGTTGGTAGCAGTGGCAGTTATGCCGCTGGGAAGGTGCATGAGAACACCCTTGAAGATTTTCGTCACGGTGACCAGAAACTGGTCAAAACCACCATGGAGGAAATTGCTTGGCTTTACGGTCAAATCAACGCACCTGGAGTGCCAACGCCAACCTTTGTGTGGCACGAAGAGGATGACCCAAAAAAGGACTTTGCAGATCGTGACAAAACCCTGAGTGAAGGTGGTGTCAAATTTACTAAGAGCTATTACCAGCGTACCTACAACCTTCAGGACGGTGATTTTGAATTGACAGACACCGCCAAAGCAGGGACAGCCCCCGGTGAGGCTGGGGACAGTCCCTGTTTTGGCGAAGGCGATAGCTTTACTCCAGAGCAGCAAAGCTTGGAAGATTTTGCCGATCAAGTCGTTAGTCAAGGCGGCGAAGCGTTAGAGGGCAATGAGTTGAAAATACTACAGGCCATCACTGACGCTGGCAGCTACGAAGAGGCCACGGTTCGTCTACTTGATCTATATCCAAATTTAGACGTGGATGATTTGCAAGAGGTTATGGAACGCACCTTGCTGAATGTTGGATTGTTCGGTCAGGCTACTGCGGATCAGGAGGCTTAAGCCATGGCGATAACCCTTGAAGAACTGCCGATGAAAGAGGCTCAGCAGTTTTGGGCCAGTAAGGTGAAGCTTTCTCCTGGTGAGTTTGCCAAACTTTCTGACGAAGCTCGACTGACTGCCTTTTCAATTTCAGGCATCGCCAAGGGCGACGAATTGAACACCGTATTTAACTCCCTTCAAAAGGCTTTTGATGAAGGGGTCACCTTCGACGAGTTTAAGAAGCAAACGGCAGCAATCTTCGAAAAGCGCGGTTGGACAGGCCATCGAGCTTGGCGAGTTGACAACATCTTTCGCACCAATATGCAAACTGCCTATAACGTCGGCCGTTATCAACAAATGACCAAAGTGGTCAACCGCCGTCCCTACTGGATGTATGACGCTGTCAATGATCGTAGAACTCGGCTTCACCATCGCCACCTTGACGGCAAGGTGTTCCCTGCCGATCACTCTTTTTGGGACAGCTGGTATCCGCCTAACGGCTTTCGCTGTCGGTGTTCGGTCATAAGTTTGTCAGATCGGCAAGTTAAAGCGAGAGGTCTCAAGGTTGAGACCATTGATCCAACTGAAAAGCTTTTTGAACCAGTCGATCCGCTCACGGGTGTCAAGTACCCAGCACGAGTGCTTATTCCCGATCCGAGTTTTCGTTACCACCCAGGCAAGGCGGTGCTGGGAGGGATTGTCGATGGTCAGCTTCAGGTGGGCAAAAACTTGGCGCAGCGTCCAAAGCTTAAGGGAGCTGCCGATTATCGACTGCCGAGCGTGGCACGGCTTAAACGCTTACCAGAGGCACCGACATTGCTTAAGTCACTGGCCCAACTCAAGACAGACGGGTTGAGTAATCGCCAAGCCAGCAACTACTACCGCGACCAATTTAGTCAGGCATTTGATTTGCCTGAAGGTGGCGAGAAGGTTTTTAACGTCGCTGGAGAGGCGGTGATTGTCTCCGAACGGATGATCACTGGCAAAAATGGTCGGGTCAAAATCACCAAAGGTGATCGCGGCCAATACATTCCGTTGTTTAAACAGGCCATCTCTGAGCCAGACGAGATCTGGCTGGTACCAATGAAAGACGATAGCGGCAAAGTGGTTCTACGCCGTCGCCACCTAAAGTTTTGGCGTGGCGAAGATGAGAACCTTGCAGGATTCGGTGTACTCGATATCGAGCGTGGTGTCTGGAACGGCATCAGCATCTATGACGTGCAGGATGGTCAAAAAAGCCACGATGGTGAAAGTTTGCTGGATGGGCCTAACGGGTATCGCAGAGGAGTGCTGCTGCATAAGCGAAAGAAAAAGTGAGGGACGGTAGTCGATTTTTCTGGTTCGTGCTGTGTGCCTCCGTCGCCTGACAGGTATCGACATCCTGTCAGCCATAAAAGCACCGCTTAGTCCCAGCCTCCGTCCCGTACTTAAAATGTACACCTGAAGACGTAGGTGGTCAAGGTTGAAGAATTTAGCCTGTAAGCCATCAGCGAGGCCAAGAGCAGACCAACATACATAAATAAGAATATCGGCAAATATGGGGAATTTTAAACAGAGTTTAAACACTATTGAGGGTCGAGGCTGACATGAACAAATGGATCGAAATCTTTAAAGCAGGTGAACACACCGACAGTAAGGGCCGTAAGCGAGTCTGGACAAAGGAAGATCTAGCCAAGACGGTCAGCTCTTATAACCCAGCCAAGCACGAAGCCCCAGCGGTGATTGGTCACCCTAAAAGCAATGGCCCAGCATTCGGGTGGGTTGAGGCTCTCAAGTGTGTTGGTGAATCACTGATGGCCAAACTCAAGCAAGTACAGCCTGATTTTTCCGAAATGATCGAAGCTGGTCTGTACAAAAAGCGCTCAGCATCGTTCTACCCCGATGGCAGTTTGCGCCATATCGGCTTTCTCGGTGCTCAACCGCCAGCGATCAAAGGTCTGAAAGATATTGAATTTAACGAAGGTGAAGAATGCCACGAATACGAAGAACCCATCACAAAGGAGAAAGACATGGATGAACTCGCCAAGCTAAAAGCGCAATTAGAAAAGGCACAAACGGCCCTCAAGGAGGCCAACGACAAAGCTGACAAGTTTGAAAAAAAAGCCACCACGGCTACCGCTAGCTTTGAAGAGTCACAACAGGCTGCTAAGAAAAAAGACGTAGCCGACTTTATCGAGGCCGGTATCAGAGACGGCAAGATCCTCCCCGCGTGGAAGGATCAAGGCCTTGCTGAATTTATGACCGCTCTCGAAGAAAACGAGGGCCAGTACGAATTTAGTGAAGGAAAAGAGCAGACACCGGCCGCTTTCTTCCGTGATTTTCTTGAAGGTTTCAGTGCTCACCCTTTGTTCAAGGAGATGGCCAAACCTGCAGATGAAAAGACTGCTGCTGATACCGAATATGAAGAGGCTGAAAAACTCGCCGATGAAATTGCCGCCTATGTTGCTACCGACAGCGAATAGTCAGCCCCTGACCGAACTCAAGTAAAGGAGAACAATCATCATGGAAGAAACCACACTCAATCAGAAAACTCTGATCGCCAGCGACACCTACGACCCCGTGCTGAAAAAGCAAACCATCGGTACTGGTATTGATTTGATCGCTGGCACCATCCTTGGCCGCGTTACTGCCAGTCGTAAGCTGCTGGCCTACGCTGCTGCAAGTAACGATGGTTCGCAAAACCCTGTCGGTGTCCTGATGGAAGATGCTTCGGCAGCGGCTAGCGATGTTGACGCTGTTGTCGGCTTCCCCGGTGCCTACGTCAAGGGCAACATGATCGGTCTGGATCAGGCCGGTGAAGATGCCCTTGAGGCACGTGGCATCATCTTTATTTAACTTGTTGGGCACAGCACGCTGTGCCCCTACGATAACCATAACGAAAGGAACAATTTAATGGATCCCATTTTTCAATCCCGCGCTTTGACTGCTGCAGTCAATAAAATGCGCCCCGTTAAGACCCGTGCTCTTGATCTTATTTTCCCTCGCAAAAAGCGGCAACTGTCGAGTCTTTTTGCTTTTGATATCAAATCCAGTTCAGAGCGGATCCTGAAGAACATTAGTGTTTCTGATGCCGCTCAGGTCACGGAGAAAACAGGTCGTAAGACAATAACCTGTCAGGCTCCACGTTTTGCTGAAAAGCGCCATATCTCAGCCGCCGATTTGGAAGAGATGCGCAAGTTTGGTGATGCCGCTGCCCCCGAGTTGATGAAGGAGCGAATTGCCGATGAGCAATTTGACATGCGCACCGACGTTGACCGCACCCGTGAGTTCATGGCGATCAAGACACTCTCTGGCACTGTGGTCGATGAATCTGGTGCGGTGATTGTCGATTACAACTTCCCTGCTGAGCAAAAGCCTGTGTTGGCTGGTACCGCGAAATGGACGGATCCAGCAAGTGACCCGATTAAAAACATTCGGGCATGGAAGAAATACATTGGTGACCGAGTCGGCGTCGATAAGTTTGTGGCCATTAGTGGCAGTAAGGCCATGGATGCACTGCTCAATAATGAAGCCGCATTGGAAAAACTCAAATATTCAGCGGGAAAACAGATCGCTGAAGAGGGTCGAATTGCATCCTTGGCTGGTGTCGCCATCGATGAGTATTTTGGCAGCTACAAAGATGAGAACGGTGCTCGCCAGCAACTGATTCCCGATAATGTTTTTGCTCTTGTTGGTATCGGCCCTGATGTTGCCGCAGAGCTTTATGCTCCAGTGGTCGATCTTCAGGCGAAAACTGGCGTGGGTAAAGGCAAAGCGGCAGATCTGTTTTTCGCTAAATCGTGGGAAGTGCAAGATCCTTCTGGCCGCTGGATCAAGGTTGAGGCTCGGCCACTGCCAGTGCTATTTCAAGCCGAGTGCGTCATCTGGGTTGAGGTCTGCGACGCGTAATCATAATCAACGTGGGAGGGCTGAACCCTCCCACCTGAATTAAGGGAATTTCTCGATGACAGAATGCAAAGTTAACCCTGGGCGAAGCGTTCAGGCCGACAAAGTTTATCTACCCGATGAAATCATCACTCTCGATGAGGATGAAGCCAGAAGTCTTGAAAAACGTGGCATCGTCACCATCGTTGGTACGGCTGCTGACTCGACCAGCGACAAATCAAGTCGGCCCAATGCGAAGGATTCAATCAAGCTGGCTGAAGCGGCTGATTCCACCAATGAGCTTGATCAGCTAGCTGAAGGTGAAGACCGTTCTACTGTTCAAGCTGCAATTGATAAACGCCGTGCTGAACTGGCTGAAGACTGATAACCACTAACCACTGAGGGTGCCATGACCTACTGCATTGTTAACGGATTATCTGACTACGTGCTGCAAGCCTATCTGGACAAACTCGAAGAGTTGAATCCGGGCATTTTACAAAAGCATGTCGATGGTGTTTCCGCTGAAATTGATGATGTATTGCGCAGTCGCTACCAGTTGCCGTTGCAGTCTATCCCTGAAACCCTTTCGCGGATCTGCACGGTGATGGCGGCATTTCGGGCAGTTGGTTCCCTTACCTCGTTAATGCAAAGTGAGGGTGGTAGCAGTAACGAATGGTTACCGCTGCAAACCATGCATAAGCAGTCGTTAAAAGATTTGGCCGATATTCGCGATGGCAAGATTGATCTTGGCCTTGAGGAGCTGGGTGAAGTGAATGTTGAAGCTGACAGCACCCTGATCAGCAGTCCCGTTCGAATCTTTGATGATGATACATGGAGCAAGTTTTAATGGCTGGCGCTGGTTTCAAAATGGATTTGAGTCAACTGCACAAAATGGTTGGCGGTGGAAGTCCAGTTCAACTAAACCAAGCTTTGTGCGAAGAGTTGGGCGAGATGTTGGCCAGTTCTTCTAGGCAACGTTTTAAAGATGAGCAAGGACCAGACGGTGAGGATTGGAAAAAATCACGCCGTGCTCAGGAAGAGGGAGGCCAAACTCTGAGCGACGATGGGATATTGAAAAACTCAATAGGTTACGAAGCCAGTGACAGTATGGCGATTGTTGGCACTAATGATATTAGGGCCGCTATTCATAACTATGGTGGCGTGATCAAGCCGAAAAGCGGCGGTAAATTGGCCTTTAACATTGGAGGTAGAACAGTTTTTACCGACAAGGTCACCATGCCAAAGCGGCAATTTATCGGTATTAGTGAAGAGGATAAAGAAGAGGCTAAAGATATCATCCAGAATGATATGCACCGGAGATTTGGACTTAAATGAGAAGTTTTGCAGTCACTCAAATAAAAGCTACTGCTGTAATGGCTGGGCTAGACGAAGTCAAGGTGATTGATAAACCGCTTAGAAGCTCAATCACCGATCCTCTGCCGCGCATTGAATTGGAATATCTGGCTGAAGATCTGACCTTTAAAAGTAAGCGCATTGCCAAATTCAACAGCCCTGATGACCCGCAAAAGTACCGTCGGGTGCGTAAACAACGATACCGCGAGAAGCTCACACTTCGTGTCACGGTTTGGGCTGACAATAAAATTTGGTTAGAGAGTTTCGTCAAAGCATTTTTGTTGGCATTACCGAACAAAGTAGCAGATGGCGACAACAACTTGGTCACTATTTCCGCCAGCCGTGCAGTACGCGGAGGCTTTGAAAGTAAGGCGGTGGAGGTGTTTAAAAAACGCTCCAACGCACTTCATATCAACTTTATTGGGATGCTTTGCAGTGATCAAGACATCCCGCTCATAACAGACGTCAACCTGAAGGATGGCGTCGACTATAAGGAGCAATCTTAATGGCTAAACCACGAAAAAAAGCGTCTGCCAAAGATCTGCAGCCCGTTGAAAGCTTAGCTGTAGATTTAAGTATCCCACCATGGGAATTGGCAGGAATGATGCGAGCGGCAGGCTGGGCTGAAGGTAAACAAGTTACAGCAGATGAATTCGCGGACGCACTACAGCGTTTCCGCAGTCGCCGTGTTGGTGGTGGAAAAATCTAAACCACATGAGAAGCGATGTTGATCGACTCGAGGAGAATAGACCATGAATGATGTGTTTGAATTTTTGATCGACGGTACCAGCGGCCTCGCTCCAGGCGGAGTTGAGGGTGCATGTATCGTCACGGGTGTCTGTAGTGTCGGCACAGTAGGTAAAGGCTACCTGCTCGGCAAGTCGAGTGACTTAGAAGCGCTGCTTGGCGTTGGCCCACTTGTTGACCGCTTGCGCGATCTGTTTGCCGCTGGCGGTCAGGCTCCTATTGCTATTGCCGTACCCGTAGCAGGGTTGGCTGGCGCGTATGTCAGTGCTGTAACCCAAACTGGCACAGGGCCACTAGCAACCTCAAGTGGTGTGGTGGCCGAATCGGCCGATGTGATTGTACGCATTGCCTCTGATGGTGCTGCAGGGACGGCCAAGTATGAGCTGAGCGAAAATGGCGGTGCTAATTTTGCTGAAGCCATAGTCGTGCCAGTGAACGGACAAATTACTCTTGGTAGCACAGGTATCACCCTAACGCTTGCTGAAGGCTCTCTGGTAGCCGCTGATGAATATGCGTTGTTAATCCGTAATGAGATCGGCCCAGTGGTCAAAATTGGTACTGGCCCTGACATCAGCACAGCGGGCACACCACTGGCGGCGGCAGAAGTTGCGCTACGTATCACCGCTGGTGGTGGCCACAATGTTGGCACATATCAAATAAGTGTTGACGGTGACAACTTTGGCCCGATCCGCACAATTCCAGTCGATGGCTTGATTGCTGTTGGCAGTACGGGGGTTACGATCACTGTGCCTGATCAAGAGATGGTGTTGGGCGATAGCTACACCTTTAATGTGTTGGCTCCCGTGCCGTCGATCAGCGCGGTGCTTACTACTATAGAACAGCCATTGTCACTCTACGACGTTGAGTTTGTTTATGTGGTGGGTGCCAGCGATTCTGCCGATTGGGCGGCGATGGGTGCAAAGGCAGATGTGTTGTGGAACCTGCATCGGCCAACATTCTTCATTTGTGAAAGTCGCCTGCCCTACGCCAACGAAACTTTAGACGATTGGGCGGCGGCACTGATTGCTGATAAGCAGGGCTTTGCACATCGCTTTGTGTCGTGCGTTACCGCCCATGGCGAAGTGTCAGACAGCACCGGAAAGCGCCTAGTACGCAACTGGGCAGGATTGTTTTCTGGGCGACTGTTGTCAATTCCGGTAATGCGCGCTCCTGGTCGGGTGCGTGATGGTGGAATTTCACAGGGTAGCTTGCCCGATCTGTACACCGAAGGTCACCAATCACAGCTAGAGAGCAATGGCTACGTGACGGCAAAGCATTATGCAGGGTTGAGTTCTGCCTATTGGGGTGATGAAAAGACCTTGGCCGATGTGACCAGTGATTATCAGTATTTGACGGTGTTACGCACGGTGTTTAAGGCGGTGCGTAAGGCTCGTATTGCGGCGTTGAAGTCGATGTATGACGAGGCTGGTGATCCTGTTGCTGAAGGTGGAGCCGCTGGGCTGAACTACCTTAAAGCCAACATTGAGACTGCACTGAATACCATGGTGGCTGCCGTGCCTTGCGAGCTGGCCGCAGGGTTGGCTAATATCCCAAATGGGCAAGATATCGTTAATAACGGCGTGGCTGTAGAGCTGGATCTGATCGGCATTCCGATTATCCGCAAGATCAAGCTGTTCGCTCGTTACATCTATGCTGGCAGTGGTTTTGATCCACGACTGCAAGGCTAACAGAGAGGATAAGTAAATGGCAATCAACGGGAACTTTTACGACTGGGAATCAGTCGATATTCAGACACCGAGCGGTGTCACTGTCGGTCTGACCGATATCAGCTACAACGATGAACGTGGGATCGAGGCTCGCTACGGCAAAGGAGCAAAGGCACGCGGTTATGGTCGCAAGAACTACAAGGCCAGCGGCAGTGCAACGATGGATCGCGATGAGTTTGAGCGTTTACGCAAGGCCGTTGGTGGTTCAGTGCTCAAGGCAAAGCCATTCCCGATCGTTTGCGCTTATGCCAACGAAGATCAGGAAACCATCACTGATACCCTGCCTGACTGCAAGATTACCAAGGTCGATACCAGTGCCAAGCAGGAAGATGACAACACTGGTGTGATTAAGGTCGATTTTACGATCCTTTCGCCGATCAAGTGGAACGGCGAAGATGCTTATTAACACAGGCCATGAGGGCACAGCACGCTGTGCCCCTACGGTAGATATTTAACACCCCTTTAAAGGAGCCTTAAAAATGGCTGAAAACCAAGAAAAACCAGTAACAGCTTATAAGGAATTTTCTCACAGTTTTGTGCCGTTTGATGGCGATGAAGAGGTTCAAGTGATTCATCACTTTAAAAAGCCAACCTCATCCCGCATTGATCGCACTGTGGCCGATTTGCGCAAGTCGCCAGGGCGGGCATTTAAAAACCTGTTGACCGAACTGGTGGATCCTGCTGAGAAACAACAGCTGGAAGACAACCTGAAAAAATACCCAGGACTGCCGAACACCTTTGGTAACGGCATTCTCACCCGTATGGGATTTGGTGAACTGGGAAACTAATTAAGCAAGCCAAGGCGGATCAGGCTAGCAACGGCATTAAGCAATACGCTGCCCTGATCCGTTTCTGGTGCCATGAAACACCTGCAGAGGATCTTGAAGAGTTTGCTAGTCAGGTTGCCTCAGCGGATTGGATTGAGACACGAGTGATGAAGGACTTGGCTGAGGTTTCAAAGAATTGATGGAGGGAGGATAAAGGGGTAATGGACGGACTTTTTTCAGTACAAGCAGTGATGGGTTTAGTGGACAATATTACTGGCCCGCTACGCAATATCGGCCGTGGTCTTGATTCTACCGACACTAAGGTTGAGTCCCTAGGCAGTCGCATGGGTAAGCTGACTAAGATGATGGCTCCTCTGGCGATTGGGGCTGGGTTGCTGGTGGCAGGGCTAAGCCCGGCAATCAGCACAGCGGCTGATTTTCAGGCCTCTATTTCTGGTGTTGGGGCGGTGTCACGGGCCAGTGTCGCTGATATGGCCTTACTGGAGAGGTCGGCTCTCGATCTGGGGGCCAGCACCGCTTGGAGTGCTTCGGAGGTGGCCAGTGCCGAAAAGTCATTGGCCATGGCGGGTTACGATGTTCAGGAGAATATTGCCGCCTTGCCGGGCATCCTCAGTCTAGCATCTGCCGCTCAGGAAGATCTTGGTATGACTGCCGATGTCGCCTCCAATATCCTCAGTGCTTTTCGTTTAGAAGCGGATCAAACTGGACAGGTTGCTGACATTTTGACGGCCGCCTTTACCTCATCCAACACGACCCTTGCGGGATTATCGGCAACCATGGCTAATGCCGCGCCAGTTGCTGCAGCCGCAGGGGCATCGCTGGCCGATGTCGCTGCCATGGCTGGCAAGCTTGGTGATCAGGGTATTAATGCGGCGGTTGCCGGAACAAGCATCAAGATCATGTTCCAGCGCTTACAAGCTCCAGTCGGTGCGGCATCAAAAATGTTGGGCAATATGGGTATTGTCACCAAGGATGCAGCCGGAAACATGCTGCCAATCTTTGATATTTTGCAGCAGATTGAAGGTGCTACCGCAGAACTGGGCAGTGCAGATAAAGCCGCTGCCTTGCAATCTATTTTCGGGGCTGAAGCTGTTGGCAGTGTTACCGCGCTGATGGCGACAGGAGTTGATGTGGTGCGGCAATATTCTTCAGTTCTTGATGCATCCACCGGTGCAGCGGCCGAGGTTGCCGCTCGCCAGCTCGACAACTACAACGGTGCCTTAACCATCATGGGTAGCGGCTGGGAAGCTTTAAAAATCAGTATTGGTAAGAATTTTCTACCCATCTTAACCCCGTTAATTCAAGGCGTTTCGGTCGTTTTCGGTTGGTTTGTTGCTTTGGCTAATAACCCACTGGGTAAAGCGTTGATTGTTCTGTCGGGAATAATTGCTGTAACGGTGATTGGCTTTACCGCTTGGACGGCGACCGTTTGGGCTGTCAGTGCTGCTATGCCGTTTGTCACGGCATCCCTATTACCGCTCAAAACCGCTTTGATCAGCACAGGCACAGCTACTTGGGGTTTCATTGCCGGCCAATATCAAGCCTTAACTGCTTCAATTGCTGCTGCAGGCGGATTCAGGGCGTGGGCAGGACAGATTAATCGTGGTGCTATCCCAGCCATGTGGGGTTGGGTGCGCACTACGGCTTCGGCGTTGATCCCTTCAATCATTTCTGCCGCTACGGCTACGTGGGGGTTTGCCGCAGCAACAATAGCAGCGACGTGGCCCATTATTGCCGTGGTTGCTGGCATTGCCGCCTTAGTCGCAGGATTTGTCTGGCTCTACCGTAATATTGAGTTTGTTACCGTTGCCGTAGATGCGGTGATGTATGCCATCGGCTGGGGTCTTGGCTTTATGATTAAGGCGGGGAAAGGTTTTATCACCGCCATTGCCGATCCGTGGTTATTTATTCAGGCCATTTGGTGGGGTGCTGGTGAGGTTTTCGGTTTCGTGGTCGATTGGATCGCTTCGAAAGCGGATGCCGTAGTGGGTGCCATCACTTGGGCTTTTATGAACCTAACTCCTGTCGGTTGGCTGATTCAAGGGTTTTCAGCGGTTCAAAATTTTCTCTCTAGCATCAATCTGTTTGACGCTGGTCGCAAGATTCTGGGCTCTCTGGTTAACGGTATCAAGTCGATGTTAAGTGCTCCTGCCGATCTGATCCGTAGTGGCTTTGATCTGGTACGCAATCTACTACCGTTTAGCGATGCCAAAGAGGGCCCGCTTTCGAGCTTAACCCTTTCTGGCGCACGGATCATGGAGACCATGGGTGTCGGTATTCAATCCGCTGCGCCTAACCTACATAAAACAGTTGCCGCCTCTTTGGCTGGGATAACGCTGGCCACTGCGTCACCTGCGTTAGCTATTGAAACACCACCCGTTGCTGATGTGCAAGCACAGGCCGAATGGATGGCTGCTACGCCAACCTCACCTGTATTGCCAGATATTGCAGCTAGTGCGGCATGGCAGGCACAGCCGCTGGTTACTCCGCAAGTTGCTGATCTGCAGGCACAAGCTGAATGGATGGCTGCTACACCAACCTCACCTGTATTGCCTGATATCTCAGCTAGTGCGGCATGGCAAGCACAGCCTCTTGTTGCACCGGAGTTACCCAACCTATTGGCTCAGGCACAATGGCAAGCTGCCCCTCTCGATACACCGACATTACAACAACCAGCACCACCGAAACAGCCTGAACAATTAAAATCTGCGGAACAGACGCAAACCAAGGGCCTGACTGCTCGCAGCGCGGGGAAGAATGTACACATCCACATCGGCAATATCACCCTGCCTGCTGTTGCCAATGCTGACGATTTAGTTAAGCAGTTGCAAGCTTTTGTGGAGTCTTACGATGGTTGATGGCTATTTGACGTTTGCAGATGGCGAGGTGCGGTTGGGTGATTCTTTATTGCCGGGCAATTTAGTATCGCAAACCATTCGTGGTGCGGTGCGCTTTGATGAAGCTGAAGCCGATGGCATGAGTGGCACCGTGAAGACCCCCATGGGCTGGACGGATGCCGATATTGTGCTGACTCTCGATCTGCTCTGTGATGAGCAGTCGGACTGTTATGACAAGCTGACTAGTATTAATCAGGTGTTTAAAGGGGCTGATAACGGAGCCAACCCCAAAGTTTATACCGTGACCGGCCGACATTTACGGGCGCGTGGAATTGACCAAGTAGTGTTTTCAGGTTTGGACAGCTCTGAAGATGATCAAAACGATGTGGTCCAAGTCACGTTGGCTTTTGACGAGCATGTGCCCGTGATCGTCAGGCAGGAGGGACAGGTTGTTGCCAGTGATCAAGCAGTTGGCACAGCACCTCAAGTAACAGCGGTCGATCCTGAACCTGAAGCAACATTGGCTGATGATAGTAACCCATTTACTAAAGGCTTAAACGAGGGGCTGTCGTAATGCAAATTTCAGGAATACGCACCCATATAACGATTGGTAGATCACATATTCTACGCTGTCCGCGCTGTGTGATTGTATCGGAACGGCATCGGCCGCTCCAGGTGGCAACGTTGACCTTGCCCGATGCCACTGCTGAGTTATTCCGCAACTTCAAGCGTGACGACGTCGTGCAGATCCAGCTCGGCTATCGCAACCAACAGCCAGCAATTTGGAACGGTACGGTGCAACGGATTTGCCAAGGAACAACCCGCGATCAAATTGAGATTCGCGCTGTCGACAAGGCTTTACCTCTGACCACCACCCTCCTCACTCAGGTGTGGGAGAACGAAACACCAGAGGCCATTGTGGCATACGCCATACGTCAAACAGGCTTGCCGCTTGGTCGCATTAGTCAAACAGGCAGGGTGCTACCAAAGGTCGTGGCCAGCAATATAACGGTGTGGCAGTTGGTACGCCAGATTGCCGCTAGTTGTCAAAAAGCATTTGATCTCGACATGAGCCATTGGGCGCTGTGGCTTGGTAGTGCGGGGGTGAATTGGGGTGATTTTGATGAACCAGGACCAGTACCTGTTATTGCTACAGGAGCTGGATTATTAACCCACGAGCCTAATTTTGATCCCTTTGGCCGAAGTCGAATTATCTCTTTGTTGCAGCCTAGTTTGCGGCATAGCCAGCAGTTTGGCATCAAGGATGTTAAGCGAGGTATAGAGGCTAAACATCGAGCGTTGCGGGTTGAGCAAGCAATTGAACCAACCAAAGTGCGAACACTCATCGATTACGGAGTTGAAAATGGCTGGGTCTAATTCAGATTTAAAGAATTTGCTCAAGCGGGTCGTTGAATTGGTGATGCCGAACTTGCGTGCTTACTATCGGATGCCGCGCAAGGGGCTGGTGGTGAAGAGCTATGCAAGTGATGGTCGTTACTACGCCGATGTGCAGCCCCTGCGTAACGATGACAGTGTCGACAACAATGAACCGGTCATCCCTAAAGTAGAGATCCCCATTTTATGGGGAGGGCCAGAGCGCGGAGTGGTGTGTCCGCCCGAGGTTGGTACGCTGTGCGATATCACCTACTACGATGGTGATCCAGATTATCCGCGTCTTTCGAATTTCCGCTGGCAAAGCAACAAAGCACCTGTGTGTGAATTGGGTGGTTTTATCATTCAGCAGAAGCCCGGTGTTTATATCAAGATCACTGCTGAAGGAAACATTGTCCATAAAACACCAAGCGATCGCATCAATGAGATCGGCGGCAATAAAACAGAAACAGTCGGTGCAGATTGGAATATTAATGTTGGTGGTTCAGCCGCTATTAAAGCTGCAACAAGTGCCACGATTCAGGCACCGCAAATTAACCTGTTAGGCAATGTTTCCACCTCGGCCGCTGGTGGTGGTACGGCAACCGAAACCAAGACAGCGAATACCGAACAAACGGGTAGTTTTAAGTTGATTGGTGACTTTGATGTGGAGGGCAATATTCGCGCCTCAGGATCAATCATTGATGAGGGCGGCAATACCAGCAACCACAATCATTAAGGGTGGATATGACTGACATTTACGGACAGGACATAAAGCTCGATACGGCGGGTCAAGCGATGGTGGCCGCCAACGGTGAACTTATACTGACCGAAGGCGTTGAGACAGGTGTGCAAGATATTCAGTTACGTCTACGCCAACCATTGGGTGAACTGTTTTATGACATTGAGTTTGGCGCGCTGATTTATCAGTGGATTAAAGAGGAGAACACGTCTGCCAACCGCATGGGTTTTGAGACTGAAGTGGAGCGACGTGTGCAGCTTGATCCACGCGTTGTACCAGGAACTTCAGCTTGCAAAATTATCAGTTGGAACGAAGTTGGAATAACTGCTCGCTGCGAGTGGCAGTTTATTGATGAAGATCATCCGTTTAACTTGGTGATCGAAATGGACAGCGTCAAACAGGAGATGGTGATCAAAGATGTTAATCCGCGAATTGGTTAACCGTAGTCTCGATGAAATTCGTCAAAGTCTATTTGATCGGATCAATGACAAACAAGAGGAGTACGCCGCTAAAGGGTGGCTACCGAACCGCCTCAACTTAAATAAAGGGATCGTGCGTGGCCTGATCGAGATATGGGCGTGGGGTCTCTATCAACTGTATCAATTTTTGGCGGTGGTACTTAAGCAAGCGTTTGCTGATTCGGCCACAGGGCCGTGGTTAGATTTGCACTGCAAACAGGTGGATGTGTACCGCAAGGTGGCTACGAAGGCGAAGGGTCTAATCTACTTGATGCGTGTTGATCCTGTTGGCAATGTGCCGCTTCAAGCTGGCCGTATTGTTAGAACCCTACCTGATGGCATGGGGCAAGTTTACCGCTTTGTTACCGTTGCCGATGTCGTGCTGATTGATGGTGAAACGGAGATTGCAGTTGAGGTGATTGCTGAAGAGTATGGCCAAGGCGGCAATGTTACCACGGGCCAAATTTGCGAGATTGTTACCACCATTGACGGCATTGATACGGTTGAAAACCGTGCGGATTGGTTAAGTAGTGAAGGAACCAATGCCGAGTTAGATCCCCCGTTGTTCGAGCGTTACACGCTAGCGTGGACGGGGCTGAATGGCGCAACCAAGCATGCGTACGAAGCTTGGGCACGCAGTGTGACTGGTGTGGTGGCCGCAACGATACTTGATCAGCACCCACGAGGACAAGGCACGGTGGATGTTGTGCTCAAGGGTGCAGCTGGGATGCCAACTCAGGCGTTGATTGACGAGGTCGACACCGTAATTAAAGGCACTGGAAACGGTGATGAGAAACAGCCGATCAATGATGATGTGCTTGTTAAGTCTCCCACTCCAATCAATGTCACTATCGTTGCCGAGCTAGTACTGACCCATGGTGCTCCGGTCGACATTGAAGCACAAGCTGAAGCGCGGGTTCGGGCAATGTTTGAGCAGGTGGAAAATGTCAGTGATGTGCCGCCGCTGAAGATTGGTCAGGATTTGCCGCTCGATCTGTTGCGCTGGGCAGTGTTGGCAGTGGACGGCGTGAAAAAGGTCAATATCACCAGCCCAGCCGTCGATGTTGAAGTTGCAGGTGATGGTCTGGCGGTATTGCAGGCTGTAACCCTAACCAGCACATGGGCAAGTGAGGCGTAGATGGGTCTATTTGGCGAATACTTTAAGAAAACGCTGCGCTGGTTGCCTTCAGCCAGCCTTGGACCGCTGGCTGTGTTGACTGAAGGTATCGCTTTGGCTCTAGATAGCGCCCGCGAGCATGTTCTGTGGCTGAGGGATCAGTTTTTGCCCGCATTGTGCGATGACGAGTCCTTAGAGCATTTTGCGCGTAGCCGTGGGATCACCCGTGCCTCAATGGAGATCGAAGAACATTACCTTGGCCGCTTGCGATCAGCGTATTTGTGGTGGGCTAGAGGCGGGCGTAGCAGCTCGATAGAGCTGGCACTGACCCGCTATTTTGGTTTCGAATCGGCCACGGTAGTATCGCTACGCGATGAAGATCCAGACCGTTGGGCGGAGTTTCGAGTTGAGCTGGATGTGCTGGGTGGCGATCTAACCATGGGCTTTAAGCAAGCCGAGTGGGCGATTAACGAAAATAAGCCTGCTCGTTCAAGGTTGGCAGGTATAAAGATTAAGTGTGAGCAAGCATCACCTGTTTATCTTGCCGCCACAATCCAGTCATCCGAACACGTTAGCGTGCAGCCGTGGGCCATCACTGAACTATCAACCACCGGCACGTTATATTTCGGCGGGGCAATCCAGCACACCGATATTGTATCTATCTATCCAGCATCATGGTCACCTGATGCCATCACTGAGCTTAACGGTGTTGCCGCTCTGTTTATTGCAGCGGTGCTGTTGCAGCGCGAAACCGTTGATGTTTATCCACAACAGTAGGGAGGCAAAAAAATGAATAAATATTACACACTGATAACCACCATCGGCCAAGCCAAGCTGGCCGCAGCAACGGCCAGCGAGGATTCTATTAATCTGGCCAGCATTGCCGTGGGCGATGGCGACTACACGCCCAGTGTGGGCCAAACATCGCTGGTTGGCGAAAAGTGGCGCGCCAGCTTAAGTACCGTACAGGCCGATGCCGCCAACCCTGGCCGCGTGATCGCTGAGGGCGTTGTGCCGCCGGAGGTTGGTGGGTGGTATATCCGCGAGGTGGGCCTATTCGATGCCGATGGTGACCTGTTCGCCGTTGCCAGGTTTCCCGAAACTTACAAGCCAGTGCTTGAGTCTGGCAGCGCCAAAGATCTGTTTCTGCGCCTCTACCTTGAGATTGGCAGTGCCGCAGCAGTAACACTGTCAGTTGATCCATCGTTGGTGTTGGCGACCCGCGAATACGTCGGTGAGCAGACCAACCCGCTAGCTATTGGCATGCAAGAAGCGTTAGCGCGGGCATCACAGAATCAAAAATCAATTGATGAGGTTCGCCAGCGCATATTCGCGCAGGGCACGATCCATATCAAAAACAAGCACGTGATTAAGGGTTTCGTGCTCACAAGAGCCGATGTGCGTTATCTGCATCTATCTGAAACTGGCACTGTTGGCACCGGTGAGAGCATTGCTCGTATCGACGGCGGCTATGCAAAGTTGGTCGATGACGATCTGGAAATAGCGGTGCCAGAGAATTTTGGCGATGAAGATCTGACCCGCTATGCCTACTTGGTTGATCTTGGCGTTGGTGAATATGGCGTGTTACTCGGTGACACTGTGCCGCTTGCTGCCATATTGCTTTATACCGTAACCATCCCCGCTGGCAATACTGGCAACGACATCAGTGCTGTAGGCCTCATAGATAATCGACTAATTAACGACCCGCAGTCGTGGCTTGTTGCCGCATTACCGAATGCCTACGTGCCGCTGACATATCCTTTGCCTACCGGACAAAACTACGATGTTCTGCTGACGGTTGAGTCAGCGACTAATCGTGCGGCCGTGGGTGATCTGTACCCATACGATAAACAGGATAATGGCTTTAAGGTTGGCTTTAGCGGAACAGCAGACAACGTGCTTGTCCGCTACACCGTAGCAGCAATAAATAGAGATTAGGAGACCAAACATGATCATTAAACACGTTGCATCAGGCCCAGTGGCCAGTTACAGCCTAGAAGGTTTAGTATTGACGGTTGCTGGGCATATTGTTGACCTCGCTGAGTGCCAAACTGACGTTATCGCCACAGTAGATTTGACTGCAGATCGCGATGGAGTAGTTGCCGAAGGGCTATCTGGTAGTTATGTAGCCAGCGTGGTGATCCCACCGCGTCAATATCATTTTGTCGACAGCGGAAAGCTTGGACTTGACGACCAGCCGGCCATGTTGCGCCAAGCTTTGCCGCTCAATGTCGCTGCTGTGCAGCTATTTTTGTGGCCAGTAAAAAACAACCCAACTCAAGGAGAGTAATTATGAGTTTAATCATCTCAACCCCCGATATGTTGCGCCAAAGCGTTGAAGCCGCCAGCGGTGGCAAAAATACCGTTATGTATGACGATAAAGGCTACCCGAGCATAATGGTCGAGATCCCTAAATTTAACCTGGAGGATATCGACCCAGCATTGGGTTCTGGAGTGCATCCAGCGTTTATTGTTAATGGGGTCGAAAAAAAATCGATCTTCATCGGTAAGTATCAGGCGACCGTGCACGACGATCGCGCGTTATCGTTACCGGGGCACGATCCGGCAACCTACGTTGATTTTGACACCGCTCTTGCTCGATGCAAAGATAAGGGCGCAGGTTGGCACCTGATGACAAACGCTGAGTGGGCGGCCATTGCGCTTTGGTGTTGGAAAAACGGTACCATGCCGCGTGGCAATAACAACTACGGCCGCGATGTTGGCCAAAAGCATGAAGTCGGTAGATTAACGCAGGATGGTGTTGTCCTTGGTACTAGCGGCACCGCGCGTACCGCCACTGGCAGTGGTCCGGCAACATGGAGCCACGATCATACCCCTGACGGTATCTCTGATCTTAACGGCAACGTTTACGAGTGGAACGGTGGACTGCGCATTAATGACGGCGAAATACAGGTACTGGAAAACAATAACGCTGCCGATAGCACTAAAGATCAGTCTGCTGCTAGCGCGCTATGGCGTGCAATTGCCGCTGCCGATGGCTCGCTTGTCGATCCGGGTACCGCTGGATCACTGAAATATGATGCCACTGGGTCGACAGGAGCGGGCAGCGTACAAATTGACACTGTCGTTGATAACCAATCCGACGGCACTACATACGCTGCTAGTGTTTTTGAGACCGTGTCTGCCGACACCGGCATCACTGTGCCGGAGCGGTTGTTGCAACTCGGCCTAGCCCCCGCTGGCACAGGCCTTGGCGGCGATTATATCTATGCGCGCAATATCGGCGAGCGGTTGCCGATCCGTGGCGGTCGGTGGAACACTGGCACGAGTGCTGGAGTGTTCGTGCTCGACCTGGGTTACGGGCGCTCGAGCTCGTACAGCAGTCTCGGCTTTCGCCCCGCTTTTGTGCTCTGATGGCTGAAATCTGTTTATCGCGCGATAGCGCGGGGTTTTGTCTGTGAGCGATTTAGCTGTTAAGCAGAAGGCTGAAGATATGATTGCTTATGGCTACGTGGCGTTGCGCCAGTTTCCAAAGTCGGAACGCCACGTTTTATCGCAAGAGATTCGCCAGAGTTTATGGCGGCTATTGCGATTGATTGTTGTGTGTAACCGCCGTTATTACAAAAAGACGACACTCCAAGATTTGGACGCTGAGCTAGACCTGTTGCGCTCGCAAGTTCGAATGGCTCAATCGCTGGGTTATTTGCCGTTCAAGAAGTACGAAGTGTGGAGCAG